TTAGTTCTCAATTTTATTCAAGAACTTCTGACAGCGATGGCGGTACAACTGATGTTGGAAATCAAGATAATGCAGAAGCTCAAAGAATTCTTGAAAATGCATTTTCAGGAGGGCCATCAGTTGATTTAATGAACGTAACTATGGATATCATTGGAGATCCTTATTGGCTACCAAATCCTGAAGTTGATCCTTTAGACAAAACATTAGAAGAATTAGGCGTTGCCGCTGATCCTAAAGCTGAAAATATGGTTTTATTTCAAACATTGTTTCCAAAAGAAGCTGATAGAAGTACTGGTTTTATACCACCTGTATCAGAAAGAACAGATGATATTTTAACTTGCATATATAGAATATATAGAATTGAACACAGATTTGATAATGGACAATTTACACAAAGATTACACATGCAGAGAGATGCTCTAACTGATTTAAGTTTTATTACCGGTCAAAGAGATAAAAAACAAACAATGGGCGGAGGCGGTAAGTAATGGCTGGCAAAAATATTTCATCAACAACCAATTATACAATGCAAAGAGACGGGTCAAATAAAACTCGTAATCTTACAACTATTAAAATAGCTGAAGTAATGGATACTACTGATATGGCTAGATTAGGTAGAATGAAAGTACATATGATTGGTTCTGATACTCCTAAAACAGATTCATCAACGTGGAAAAGTATTATATGGACATCACCATTTGCTGGAGCAACAAATCCTAGCACACTAAGAAAAGGTGGAGATGCTGAAACTAGTTATTCTGGAACACAAAATTCTTACGGAATGTGGATGGTACCACCTGACGTAGGAAATTTAGTTGCTGTAGCATTTATTGATGGTAACAGTAACTACGGTATTTTTATTGGTTGTTTAATTCAACCTGGAATAAATCACATGATGCCGGGTATTGCTAAAGGAACAACCTTTGGTGATGAAGCACCGTTATTGCCAGTAGCGGAAGTAAACAGAATTGGTGCAGAGTCGCAGTTGTCAGATATTTTTGATATCAAAGCACACACAGAAAAAGGACAACCAATTGATAGAGTAAAAAGGCCAGCACATGGACCACATTACCAGGGATTAATTAATCAAGGACTTGAAAATGATGCTATTAGAGGATTAACTGATTCATCTGCTCGTAGAGAATCTCCATCAAAAGTTTTTGGAATATTAACACCAGGTGGACATCAGTTTGTAATGGACGATGCAAGTCAACAACAAATTAGATTAAGAACATTAGGTGGAGCTCAAATATTATTAGATGATTCAAATAATACAGTTTATGTAACCAATAGTAATGCAACCGGTTGGGTTGAAATTACAAATCAAGGTAAAATAGAAATTTTTGGTGCTGACTCTATCTCAATGAGATCAGAAAAAGATTTTAATATAAGAGCAGACAGAGATATTAATATTGAATCAGGAAGACATATTAATATTAAAACAAACAGTACAGCAGATTCTACACAACCAAAATCAACAACTGATTTAGCTGATGTGTTTGGAAATTTACATCTAGATGTTTCAGGTGAATTTAAATTGAAAGCTGGAAAAGATATTAGCACATCAACAGTTGAAAATACTAGCATCTATTCAAGTAAAGATTTAAAATTAACACAAGGTATCACTTCACACATTAAAAGTGGAACTAGTCATAAAGAAACAGCAGGAAGAATTGATATGAATGGCCCAGAGGCATCAACAGCAGTACCGGTCAGTGGAATATCTTTCCAAGTTGATTCAGATGGAAACTTACTGTACACAAATATTTTAGAAACCAGAACAGGAAGTTCTTTAAATTCTCCAAGACAAACAGAAACATTAAGAGGATCAATTAATACAAGATTCCCTACAAGAGAACCATATCCAGATCACGAAACTAAAAACTTGGATAATCAGTCATAAAAAAAGACACCTTACGGTGCCTTTTAAAACAATACCTAAAATAGGGAGGACTTGGTTACACCTCCAAGCCAGAGACACAGATACCATTCTATAACCCCAGCAACCTAGCCCCGCGAGTGACTGCGATGTGACACCTTCCGTTCTCCGGATAATGCCTGGGTACCACCCCTGACTAGTCAAGTTCGAGCCTCTGGTAAGACCCTCTTCCTTGCACTATTAACATCGGATAGCGAATCCTTTGTTGGTATTGTCTTTAATATACTATAGGTTTTGGAAAAGGTCAACCTTTTTTTTAAAAAAAGTTTAATCGCCGTAGGATTGATTTAAGAAACACATCAATTTAGTCAGTGTTTCAAAGAATTTACCATATCTCATATTGGTTTCTTGTAACTCTAAAGAACGTCTACCAAAACTTTCTGGGTCAATTAACCTAACTTGTCCGTCACTGTACATTAGATTCTGTAGAAAAAAGTCACCATGTGCCCATATATCTCTTGGACCCAAAATACTATCTTTAAATTGAAATTGTTTATTATAGATATCTATGACTTCATTTACAATATAACGCCTTTGTTCAATACTTAATTGTCTAAGTTTCTGTGTATCATCCAGAGTAAATCCTGTCAACTTTTCCATAACAACCACATCATCTTCAATCCTAAGAACTTTAATTACACGTGGATCGTAAATGTGATATTTGTTGTATATGTCTAACCAGTTGTAGCCATATTCTTTAGAATTATGTAGTCGATTGTATAGTTCTTCATTGAACTGTGGTAAATCTTGAATCTTCTTATGGAACTCATTATTGCTCATATGGATATTTATTGGCCATAAAAAAGGGCGAACTAGCCGCCCTTTTTGAAACAAAGATTTTTGGCTTGTAATTATTTAGATTTGTATATGTGATACAATACCCAAACTGCAACTAGACCAACTAAACCTTGTGCTGAGAAACCTGCAATTATTGATTGTACATTTCCTATTACTGAAATATTAGGCCAGAACGGAATGCCCTGCCCTGCAAATAACACCTCTAAAACTATACCTAGTGCTATTAATGATACACCGACATCTGCAAGTGCTGATGCCCATGATTTTATTTTGTTAATAATATCCATATTGGACCTCCTAACTTTTATTTCTTCCTATGCTATAGTATATAACAGCATAAGTCAACGCAATCTTTTGCCAGAATATTTAAAGCTGTGGATAACTCTAATAAATGATGTGTTAATTAGCCATAAAAAAAGGGCGATATTTCTACCGCCCTAAGTTTAATGCTTATAATTATAGTTATAAACTATTACAATGTTTGGGAATTAATTAAGCATTTGCATTGATTACAGTTTTACCTGTATCAGCTAATAGCTCAATTACAGAGTTTTTCATTGATTTAGCAACTTCATAGTTACCTGTACCAATTACTCTTACATTGAAATCATAACCTTTTGACATAAGATCAGTTGTTGGTGTTGATCTTTTCATCGCTAGGTTTTTGAATTTGATAACGCCACCGTTGACATTACCTGAGTTATCTAGAGCATTTTTAGCCTCATCTAAGAAAACGCCAACTTTGTTGTTAACTCTTCCTTTTGAGAATTCTCTAGTGTATACTACATATTGTTTAGTTCTTGCCATTTGTTTTTCTCCTTCAAACAGATTTTTTATTAAGTTAAACATATAAAAATAATAATATATGAAAAAGCATTATTTGTCAACACCTTTTTTATCCACTTTTTGATTTATCTAACTTAATCCCAGCATTTTTAAAAATCAGATCAGGAAAACGCATGATTTCGTCTTTAATTTCATACATTTTTAGGGCAACATCATGGTCATCATACCAAACTTCATCTGAAAGTTTCTTGTTGTATGCTTCTGTAATTACATCAAGAAGTTGGATAGCCTGTTTTCTGTCCATGTGCCACCATTCTTTGCCTGAAGCAAAATTTTTTAAGTTGGCTGACATATTGTTATAATATATGATCAGCTATCTTTAAGTCAACCAATTGTTTTGCCGTGAAGTATTGATCTGAAGGATTATTGAATTTTTTACGAACTTCTACTAATGGATATCCAGTTGCGTCTCTGAGTATTTGCATAGATCTTTGCTCACAGTTGACGTTTTCTTTCATAGCACTTCTCATATCGTGCATTTTTGACTCCATTGCATCTGAATGTTGATGATTCATTATACCTGTATTTTTACCTATGTAACGTTGTCCATGTTTACCACTTGCTAAAATTAAAAATCCAGCACTCATAACAGCACCAATACCAATTGTGGATATATGATGATAGCTATTTCTCATAACATCAATTAAAGCAAACGTCTCATAAAGATCGCCGCCGGTTGTATTGACATACAACTTCAACGTTCTTTTTGGTTTTTTACTGATGTTACAAGCAATGATCCATTTTACAGCTTTGCCAATATTCTCTTCAGTCAGTTCTCCATTGAGATAATGTATATCTTCATTATTGAGCAAAACGTCTACTCGATCTTCCGCTGTAAATTGTTCGTATTTTTTCATAGGTTAAATAGTGTATGTTAACTTTTAACTTATTTATTTCTAAATGTCAACGATAATTAAGTAAGTAATTAAGTTAGTAGTTAATCACAGCAATAAATATTAATAAGGATATAAAATGGCATACTCGAGTTCAACACAGGTAACAAACAATACTACAAATAGTAGTGAAAATAGTGGATTTAATCAGATCTACAAAGGATTTTCAACGAGTTCCGGAAACAAGAGTAATATGCTATATGATATTGATGTAGTAAAGCAGGATCTTATAAATCATTTCTACACAAGAAAAGGTGAAAGAGTTATGGAACCAACTTTTGGATCAATTGTTTGGGATATGCTTTATGAGCCACTTGATGAAAGTGCTGAAGAAGATTTAATTGAAGACTGCACTAGAATTATTGATGAAGATCCAAGATGTGAATTAATAGATATAAATTTAGATTCATTAGGAAACGGTATAAGAATTGATATCAATATTAATGTTTTGCCATTTAATAAACAAGCTACTATGCAATTAGATTTTGAAAGAGAAACATTATAATGAGTCAGATAGTAAGACAAAATAATTTATTTGCCGCAGAAGATTGGAAAACTATCTATAGATCCTTTTCGCAGGCAAACTTCACAGCATATGATTATGATTCAATCAGATCAACTATGCTTAATTACATTTCAGTAAATTATCCAGAAGATTTTAACGACTATATTCAATCAAGTGAATTTATTGCTATCATAGACCTTGTTGCATTTTTAGGACAGAGTATTGCATTTAGAACAGATTTAAATTCAAGAGAAAACTTTTTAGATACTGCTGAAAGAAGAGATTCAATAATTAGATTAGCAAAATTAATTAATTACAGATCAAAAAGAAACGTACCAGCAAGAGGTATTTTAAAAATTACAAAAGTACAAACAACAGAACCACTTGAAGACTCAAATGGTAATGAACTGTCCAATACTTCAATTACATGGAATGATCCAACAAATGCAGATTGGTATGACCAATGGTTAACAATTTGTAATTCAATGTTTAACTCAACAAATCAATTTGGTAATCCAACTTCTAAAAAAACAGTTGGTAATGTTCCAACAGAAATTTACAATGTAAATTCTCAAACTGATACTAGTGTTGTAAAACCATTTTCAGTTGATATAGATGGCGTTAACACAAAACTTGAAGTTGTAAAAGCACAATTCAATGATGATAATTTTATAGAAGAAAAAGATCCAGATCAAACTAGTGCGTTTACTATGTTATACAGAAATAACAATCAAGGATTTGGATCATCAGATACAGGATTTTTTGTTTACTTCAAAGAAGGTGAACTAGAATATCAAGATGCATTTTATTCATCTCCTGCTCCAAACAGAGTACTATCTGTTGATAAAACAAATGTCAACGATTTAGACGTTTGGGTACAAAAAGTTACTGGTACTGGTGTTCCATTAGAAAAATGGAATAAGGTTCCTTCTTTGTTTGGACAAAACACAATTTATAATTCAATTGCTTTATCACAAAGAAATATTTTTAACGTACAAACTGAAAATAGCGATAAAGTAAAAATACTTTTTGCAGATGGTAACTTTGGTACAGCACCAAAAGGTAATTTTAGAGTATGGTATAGAAGAAGTAAAGGTAAAGGACAAGTTTTAAGAGCAAACAGAATTCAAGATAAAGAAATTACAGTAACCTATCTTAATAAACAAGGTCAACAGTTTCAAGCTACATTGAGTTTAACACTAACATATACAGTTGCTAACTCATCTGACACAGAAACAAATTCAAATATTAAAAGCAATGCACCAGTGGCATTTTACACACAGGATCGTATGGTAAATGCTGAAGATTATGCAATATTTCCACTAACACAATCGCAAACAATACAAAAAATAAAAACAATTAATAGAACACACATTGGCCATTCAAGATATCTTGACACAAATGATCCAACTGGAACTGTAAAAAATGTAAATGTATTTGGCGAAGATGGTATATTGTATAAAAATCCAAATTTTAGTCTTGCTAGTGATGAAGTTACTGGCATTATTTCAGATACGTCAAGTTACAGTTATATTATTAATAATGTACTTGAACCTTTAATAAAGAAAGCACAGTTAAAGAATTTTTATTTTGATACTTACAAAAAAACTGTTGAAACAGATCATGATAGTGATCAGTTTGAAATGGATCAGGTATCAGTCAACAAAGTTTTATGGCAACCTTACCCAGTGTCAGGTTCATCAAGTGTTGGTTTCTTTTATATTGGTAACGCACCAATATTAACAAACGGAAGACCAAACACATCACAATTAATTACAGTTTTCAACAACCCTAATAGTTCAGACGAAAAACTGGCATTTATTAGACCAGGTGCAAAGTTAGAGTTTGTTAACGATTATTCCAACCCTACTACAATCAAATGGGCCACTGTTGTTTCAGTGAGTAATGATGGTTCAATATTATCATCTGAAAACTCTGGATCAATAACACTTGATCAAGAAATAACAGCTGGCCTTAAAGTTAGAAAAATATTACCAGCTTTTAGAACAACACTGTCAACTGAAGAAAAAGCTCTGATACAGTCACAAATGGAGTCAGGTTTAGATTTTGGTATTGGTTATCATTATAGAGATTTATCTACAACTGAAAATAAATGGTACGTTATTGGTGAAACATTCATTGATACCACATCAGATTTTACAGTTAAGTACAATCAATCACACGGCGGGTACAGTTCTTTAGGACAAGATTCATCTTGGATCGTAAGAGCTTCATATGTTCCAGCATCAGACTCTGCCAGCTCAGCAAAGTATGTTTTTACTGTTAGAGGTTTAGAATATGTTTTTGAAAGCGATGACGAAGTTAGATTCTTTTATGTTGACAAATATAAAAATATTAGTACACAAACAGGAAAAGCAATTAAAGATACAATTAAGTTACTTGACATAAACAAAGACGTATCTGTATTATCAAATCCTTCAAGTACAACAAAATTAACATCTCCAGTTACTTTTGAATTGTCAGAAGAATTTGTTGAACAAGATGGATATGTTGATACTAAAAAAGTTAAAATTGCAAATTATGATTCTGACAGCGATGGTATGCCAGACAATCCAATTGGACATGAGTTGTTAATTGACGACAGTAATCATGTATTTTTTAATAGCTACAGCGATTACAATGGATACACTTATTATAAAATTAATAAAACTGTATCACAAGTATCTGCATTAACAGGATCTGGACTTGAGTTTTTAACAACTGATCAACAGTTTTATCTTAACAATACTAAACTTACAAACGGAACAGCAAATTCATATACAAAAAGATATGGAGTATCAGGTAGTACAATCTATAAAGCATATAGAGGAAGAACAGCTACAACATCTGAGCCTTTTTATTTTCAATACAAGCACTCAGCACCAAGAACACAAAGAGTAGATCCTAGTGTTTCAAACATTATTGAGATGATTATATTACAAACAACTTATTATACAAGTGTTCAAAACTGGTTTGCTTCTAATAAGTCTATTGCAGAATTGCCAAAACAACCAACAGCAACTGAACTAAAAGAATCTTTAGCAGAACTTGAAAAATATAAAACAATAGGAGATCAGATTGTTTACTCACCAGCTAAATTTAAATTACTGTTTGGGTCATCTGCAAACGTGGCTAACCAAGCTACATTTAGAATAGTGAAAATACCAGGTGCAACATTTACAGATAATCAAATTAAAACTGGTGTTGTAAATGCTATACAAAGCTATTTTGGTATTTCTAATTGGGACTTTGGTGATACATTTTTCTTTACAGAACTATCAGCATATATTCACAATCAACTATCATCACAGATTTCATCTGTAGTAATTGTTCCAAAAGATAGTGAATCAAAATTTGGTAACTTATTCCAAATTAAAGCAGAACCAAATGAACTGTTCTTTTCAACAGCGTCAGTAAACGATGTTGAAATAGTAACAGGATTAACAGGTAATAATTTAAATCCTTCCTCGACAGGTACAAGCAGTAGCAGTGGGAGTTATTAATAGATGGCTAAGGTAAGTTCAAAATTACCAGAGTTCTTACAAAACCCAAAGTTAAAGAACTTTTTTGATGGCACAGTAGAACAAGCATTTTCAAAAGCTGATAATGAAAAGGTTACTGAATGGATTGGTAGAAAGTATGGTACTTACTATAACCCATTCAAAGATAGTTATAAAGAAGAATCAAACAATCTTAGACAAAATTATCAACTAGAAACTACAGCAACATTAAAAAATCCAGAAAGTTTAAGAACTTCTGATGCAATATTTTTTAATGAAGCATTAGACTATGTTGTCAACGAAAACGGTAGAATAAACAATCAAAACAGATTGTTTGGTCAAAAATATTACACTTATTCTCCACCAATTGATTATGATAAATTTTTAAATTACGAAAACTATTATTGGTATCCTAGTCTTGATACCGGTGTTCCAAGTGTTGTAGTTTCTGGAACAACAGAATCTTTCACAGCAACAAACGGACAAACTAATTTTACACTTGCTTATGCAGTATCAAGCAATGATGAAATAAAAGTAAATGGTACAGTTATCACAACTTTTACAGCAACAGGATTAACACTAACAATTAATAGTCCAAGTTTAGTTGCTGGAGATACAGTTTCTGTATTACACAAAATTAATCCAACTGATATTATTGGTTTAAAAACTTACACATCACCTAATAGTATTACATTTACATCAGGGCTACTAATTGAATTCTCAACTGGATATCTTTCAAATTCAAGTTATGAAAATAAAAGATATTTTGTTGAAGGCGTGAATAGTAAAAACGGAATTGAGCTTGTAGAAACTAGCAGTGAAACAGAACTATTCTTAAATGAAGAATTTTTAGAATGGGATCCTTCACAAAATCAAGGCACAACATCAACAACTGAAGGTTGGGATGCAACAAGATGGGATACGGTTCCATCAATTGAAAATCCAGACTATCTTACTATTGAAAGAGGTTGTAGAGATAGAAATCCATGGTCAAGAACTAATGGTTGGGTACACAAAGACGTTATTACAGCATATAAAAATTTTCAAGAAGAAGTTACAGTTTTTCATCCGTTTGACAGCGTGTCGTCAGCCATTACTGGTTGGGACGATGGTTATTGGGATAGTACAACAGAATTTCAACCTTCAATTTTTCAATTAGATATTAATAGAAAAGGCAGAAGACCAATTCTTGAATTTGAAAAAGATATAAAATTATTTAACTACGGACAAAGACATGCACAAACAGTAGACGTATTAGAAACAACTAGAACAGTTGATGATATAACTGGATTAGCAAGTGATAAAGTTGATGACATTACATTACGTGATGGTATGAAAATATTATTTGTTAATCCAAATTTCCAAACTGATTTAGTACAGTGGTCCGGTGATAGCTATCCATGGGACCATGACACAGATAATAATCAAAGTACAGGTGGTGGTGGAAATACAGGTGGTGATGTAGGTTGGGATATAACTGGATCAGCATTTGATGTTTCTAGTTCAATATGGGAAGTATCTGGAGTAGGTACGTCAATAACACTTACAAAAGTAAGTGGAATTACGATTGATGATTTCAGCTCAGTAACAGTCAAGCTAGGTGCAGTTAATGCCGGTAAAGAATATTACTGGACTGGCTATGAATGGAAACTATCTCAACAAAAAACATCACTTAACCAAGCTCCTTTATTTGCTTTGTATGATAGCAGAGGTTTATCTTTAGATGATACAACCTACAGTTCAAAAAACTTTGCCGGAAATAAAATATTTGGTTACAAAGTAGGATCAGGCACAAATGATTCTGTATTAGGATTTGCACCATACTATACTAGTTACAACTCAATTAGTAACTATCAATTTGAAAACTTTTTGAATTCAGATACAACAGTTGATGGGTTTAAGTATTACAAAAATTTTGATTACAAAAATATTTTAAAAGACACAATTGAATATGATTTAACAGTTAATCCTGACTTTGTTACATCAGGCAATAGAATTTATATAGATAATGTTAAACAACAAACACTATCTTTACAAAGAGGTAATGTTTATAGATTGTTAATGAATGATTCATCTTTTGGTTCAAAAGGATACACAAAAGGATATCATCCAGTTTTATTAAGTACTACTCAAGATGGTACACATAACTCTGGTACAGTTTATAATACTGGCGTAAAATATTACCTTAATAACAGTGAAGTAACTGAAGCGGTATTTAAGTCAGCTCAGTTTAATACATCTACATCAAGATACATTGAGATCGAACCAACAAGTTCAACCCCAGATACATTATATTATTATTGTCATGTACATGCTGGTATGGGTGGAAAAGTTTTAATGCTTAATAATCCTTATACTACAGTTGATGAAAAAACTGAAACAAATTATTATAATGAATGGCGTGCTGTAGATAAAAAATCAAAGCAAAAACTAATTCAAGAATTTGAAACAGATGAATATTCAGATAAAAATAATTTTAAACTAGATGTAATTATTTCTAACGATAGTTCAGTAGAAGTATATGTTGATAATAAATTGTCAACTGCTTACACAATTGAATATGGAGAGTTTCTTAAGTTTACTAGTGATTTAACAAATTACCAACACGTTTTAATCAAGTATGAAACAAATGATGTTGACAGCATATTAAGTACAGCACATTTTGAAGTTCCAAAAAACTTATCTAACAACTCACAAAATAAAGATATTGCAAGTTACAGCTACAGTAATTTACTTGATCATTTTTCATCTGGTGTACAAAATCAAAAAAATATTGTAGGTCTTGCACTAGGAAATAATACTTACAGAGATACAAGAAAAGATTTAGATTTATCAACTGAAATACTGCAACATGACGCACCGTTGTTAAAGTTTATGTCTCATGTTAACTCAGATGATAGAAACATTGTTAAGTCAATTAGATTTGCACAAAGCGAATATGTAAGATTTAAAAATAAGTTTTTACAAACACTAGAAGCAGTAGATAGAGAAAATGACACTAGTGCTTGGACAGGCAAACAACTTGTTGACACTACACTAAAGAAAATGAATACTAATAAAAGTCTATCTCAAAATTGGGCTTATAGTTTAATGATGTCATATGGTGATACTGGAAGTCGTACAACTATCACAATTGATGCTACAAATAAAACATGGAATAATGATACTCAATCAATGACACAGAACTATCAAGAAATTTTAAGTCTTGTGGGTGCGGCTGGATTAGAGTTAACTACAAGTTATAATCCAGTTAATGATAAAGATACAAAATCATTATACGTCTATAAAAATAATATTATTCAGTTAATGAATGTTGATTACGTTATTGATAATTCAGCAGGAACTAAAATTGTTTTTATTGGTGCTAATAAACCAGTTATTGGTGATAAAATTCAAGTTGATTATTTTAGTTCAAGACAGCCAGCTTGGATTCCACCATCGCCAGCTAAATTAGGTATAACAAAAACATTTATACCACAAGAATATACAGATTCATCTTATTCATCAAGTAGTCAATCTTTTATACAAGGGCATGATGGTTCTCTAACATTAAAATATAATAATTATAAAGATACTGCATTACTTGAACTAGAAAAAAGAATTTACAATGACATAGAAGTTAAATTTATTGATCCGGATTATATTCCTTTACTTTCATATGATAATGTATTTGGAAATTACTTTAATAAAAAAGATTACAGTTACGAAGAATATGTTCAATCAATGAGATCACATGCTTACGATTGGGGAGTTAAAAATGATGTTGAATTAAGACTAAACAATACATATGATTCATCTAATTGGAAAACATGGAACTATAGTTCTGTTAGCAATATTTCAAACGAGCCAACACCTGGTCACTGGAGAGGTATATTTCAAAAGTTTTATGGAACACCAAGACCTCATACGCATCCATGGGAACTGTTAGGCTTTAGTATTAAACCTACATGGTGGGACGATACGTATTCATGGACTGATGTTGATAAAAGAAATAATTTAATTAATGATATAGAACAAGGTATTATTAGATTAGGTGATAGAAGAAATGATTTAAAAAACAAATATGCAGATAAAAATAACTTTTATAGACATGATGGATTTTCAAATTATGTTCCTGTAGACTTACAAGGAAATTTAAAAAATCCAAAAGATATTGGTTTAATATCAATTGATCCTGTTGCCACTGAAGCAAAAAAAGATTGGAAACTAGGTGACATATCTCCGGCGGAGTTTGCATTTATTATTGACAGTGCATATTCATTTGCTTTAATGAATGTTTTACTTGTGACTAAACCAGCTGAATTTTGTGAAACAATGTTTGATACTTTAAATGTTGATTTTGCAAACGTAAACACAAAACAAAAATTTTCAAAACTAACAAACAAAAGATTTGATAACAATGTATTTGTACATGGTGAAACAACTACTGCTGGAAATATCGTAGTTGGATATGGTTACAATCATTTTGTTTCTGAAAGATTAATAAATCAAAACAAAGATGTTAAAAACATATACGGCGAAACAGTAAGAACTGTTACTCCGCAACTAGGTCTTAAACAAGCATCATACATTGATTTTGATTCATACAAAGTACAGGCTGAATCATATTCACCTGAATCATCTACATCAAGTATCTTCCTGCCAACAAGTAACGTACAAACTTTTGTACACTCAAGTGAAGCAGTTGGAAAAACAGCATACTCTGGTGTTATCATTGAAAAAACAAGTAATGGTTTTAAAGTACACGGATACGATGCTGGAGCAAATTATTTTAATGTTACTGAAAGTGATGTAAACGGTTTATCTGCACCTGTAGTAGTAGGTGCTAAACCAGTTAAGGTTCCAACTTATAGCCCAGGTAATACTGTAGGAACTGGAGAATATGTTAAGTATGAAGGACAAATTTACAAAGCAACTACGGACCATACAACCGGAGATAAATTTACTCCAAGTAATTATCAATCAGTAGCAGAAGCACCAACAGAAGGTGGCGCTAAAGTTACTTACTACAGAAATACAGTACAAGATTCAATTAAAGTAGTTGAATACGGTACAGAATATTCAACAGCACAAGAAGTATTTGATTTTTTAATTAACTGGGGTAGATATTTAGAAAATCAAGGTTGGATATTTGATGTACAAAATAATAGAATTAAAGAAACATACGATTGGCTATATTCTGCAAAAGAATATTTGTTCTGGAGTTTAGGTGAATGGGCAGATGGATCAATAATAACATTATCTCCTTTAGCTAATGAAGTTTCTTATCTACCTAAAAAAGGTATTGTATCTAATGTTGAAGATATTATTGGCAACACTTACGCTATACTTGATAGAGCTGGATTGCCAATTGATGGGTCAACTACTACTGTTATTAGAGATGGTAAAAAAGTTACAATCACACAAGATCAAAATGTACCAATTTATTTTGTAAATTTATTCACTAGAGAATTAGAACATGTTACTGTTTTTGATAACACAACATCATTTGATGATGTAATTTATGATCCTGTACTTGCAATTAGACAACCAAGACTAAAACAAACTGTCTTAAGATCAAAAGACTGGACTGGTAAATTAGAAGCAAATGGTCATTTAATTACATCTACTGGACTTGTTAGTAACTTTGACACATCAGCTCGTGACGTACAAACATATCTTGACGTTGACAAAACTACAAACAACGAAGAACTTAATAAAGCTGGTTTACATACAATTGGTTATCAGTCTAGAGATCATTTAGACAACCTAGAAATTATTGATGAGAATCAAGTTAGATTTTATCAAGGATTTGTAAAACAAAAAGGTACTAAAAATGCTATTGATAGATTATTAAGAAGTGAAACAGTCTTAGATAATCAAGATATTAATATCTACGAATATTATGCAATTAAATTATCTGACTTTGGTGGAAGCGATATAAATCAATCAATTGAAGTAAAACTTGGCGATGAAGAAATTAAAACTAATCCTCAAATTATTCAGTTTCTACCTAAGAAAGATGATACAGTTACAACAGACGTTCAAACAGATAATATTATTACAATAGATGTTGATGATAGCACTAGATGGGTTAAAAAACCAAGTGGTAACAGAAATACAGAAGAATTATTTACAGCAAGAACAGAAACGTTTGATATGCCTACAGCAGGTTACGTTCATTACAATGATGTTAATGCTAGAGTTTTTACAAAAACAGATTTAAACACTTATTACAAAAATAATTATCTAACTGCAAATATATCAGACGGACATTTGGTTTGGGTAGCAAAAGATGATACAACTGATTGGAATGTTTATAGATTTACACAGATTCCACAAGCAATTGAATCTGTAACGTCAACATCTCCATTTACAGTTACAATGAATGAAAGCACAAAACTATTAACTACAAATGGTGATACAGTTGATTTGTTATTAGAAAAATCAAATGTGTCAAACAGAAGTATAACTGCTAGTACATATGGTGATAAAACTTTTGCATTAAATTTACAAGATCAATCAATTTCAAAAACATTTACGTTTGCAAATGTTGGTGGCTCAAATGCTGATGTTGTTGCAGGTAATGTTTCAGATAAAGTAATTGGAATAACAGTAACTACAGCAGGATCAGGTTATTCAGTAGGAGATACAGTTCAGATAAGTGGTGCTGGAGGAACTTCAGCTACAGGTAATGTTACTACAATTGATGGCAGTGGTGGTATTACAAATGTATCTGTTGTATCAGGTGGCGGTGGCTTCTTTGGCGAACCAGGTAACGTAACAATTAAAACTGGTGGAGTTGACAGTTCTGGTGTTGGTGCAGTTCTTAGATTTAAAGGTAATAATCCTACATATCAAATTAATACAACACTTACAAATACAGCTACACCTTTCCAAAAAGGCGAAACAGTTACTGGTAGTGTTAGTGGCATGAGTGCTAAAATAATGAATGTATATACTGACGGTGCTACAACTATTTTACACGTTAATGAAAACACACAGGTTCCAGTTGCATCAGATGTATTCACAGGTGCAACGTCGGGTGCTATATCGCTAGGCACAGCTACAATATTTGCAAGAAGTTCTCAAGCATATGGTGATACTACATTTGGTGCTCTATTAGATTTAGAAATTAATGATGGCGGAACAGGATATAATAGTCCAAGTATTCATTTCTCAGGAAACACAGGAGTTGCAGTTGCTACACTTGAACAATCAGGAGGTACAATTAATAAAGCATTTATTACTGATGGTGGATCTGGATATAGATTACAAATTCCAGATAGAGCTGATGTTACAATTACTGTAAAAGATACAGTAATAAATTCAGATATTGATTTTGCTGACGCATTACTAAAATGTGATACAGTATCTAACGTAGTAATTACAATCAATGAAACATTTGATGGAACAGGACCAGCATTTAATTTAGGTTCAACTGCAAATACTTCTTTATTATTATCTTCACAAAGTTTATCAGCAAATGCTACTGTAACATCATTTAACAGTAATATTACTGATAGATCAAACACATCAGTAAGATTAAGATTTAGTGCCACAAATGCAACAACAGGTAATGCTACAGTTACAGTTAATTATAAAAAAGCACTTTACACAATTTCAGAACTTGATGGATCTAATACTTCTGTAACAGCAAATGATTTATCTGGTGGCACACATCCTTTATACAAATGGAAAGATGTAAGACTTGCTTCAAGAAACAATGGCATAGATCAATCTAACGTAGGAGCCGACTTGTCAGCTACAGTTAATGACTTTGTATCAAATGTTTGCTCTGAAGTAACATTTACTAATGGCGATAGAATTTTTATAGACAATGGTGGTGATAGTAATTGGTACACTATGAAAGCTGTTACAAGCACAACAACTAGAGACAAATATGATGCTTTGGCAAGTAACGCCAACGTTTCAGCAAATGTTACTATTGGATCTAATTATTGGATAATTGATTCAGACGTAGATTATTCTGCAACTACACCAGGACAAACACTGTTTAATAATACAAAAAGAAAACAAAGCTATCAAGTTAACTCTGCATTATTAAACAAATCAAGAATATACAATGACTATGATGGTGAAAATGAAGTTGATCTTGAAGTGTTTGATCCTCTCAAAAATATGTATCCTGGTATTGCAATAAGAGAATTATCATACATAAGAAAAACAGATCCAGCTGTGTTTACAAACACTGCAAATACAACAATTAAAACAGCAAATGATTTAGATGTTTGGGGAGAAAAACAAGTTGGTAAATTATGGTGGGATTTAAGTTCAATAAGATATATTGAATATGAAAACTTTGATCAAGAATATCGATTAAAAAATTGGGGTACTTTATTCCCAGGTTCAACAATTGATGTTTACGAATGGGTTAAAAGTAGTAAGGTTCCAACTAGTTGGAACTTAGATGGTACTGTTAAAAGTACAACAGATTACGTAATTGAAAAAGAAACTGATAGACAAGGTATTGAAACAACTTCATATTATTTCTGGGTAAAATCAAGAACAGAAGTTCCTAGCATGTTAGACAGATCTCTGTCAGCATTGTCAATTCAAAGACTTCTTAAAAATCCAACATCACAAGGATTAAGTTGGTATGCTCCGGTGTCAACATCAAGCATACTAGTTTCAAACGTTGCTAAATTTATTTCAACTGATAACAGTGTATTGAGAGTAAACTATAAAACTAAAGACCTTGATATACCAGTTCACAAACAATGGTTATTAATTAAAGAAAATGATCCAAACGAATTAGTACCTGATACTATTTGGAATAAATTTACTGATTCATTATCTGGTAAGGATCGTTTAGGTTTTGCAGTACCAGATACTAATCTTCATGAAAATATGAAATATGGTAACAGCATAAGACCAAGACAAAGTTGGTTTAAAGATATTAAAGAAGCTAGAAGATTATTCAAATACAAAGCAAATAATATATTATCAAGAATTAATCTTGATGTTGAATATCCAGGATGGGATAAAGAAATAACAACAAGTACATTATATGATAAGGTTGATTTTTATTTGCCAGGATATAATAGTTCACTAATTGTTAATAGAATTGTTGATACTGCATCTGAAATAGATACTTCAGTTTTAAACAAAAATGAAGTTATTAAAGTAAACATTGATAATAATTCTAAATGGGCAATTTACATTTATGGTAATAGAGAAAAAATATTATTAGGACAAACTGACGTTGGCATTGATACAACTGAAACTGCATCACAAACAACATCAGGCGAAGAAACAGGTTACACATATTCAACATCTACTCAAGGTCATCAAGCAGGTCATTTAGATGACGAAGGTATAGACCCAGCTACATATGAACTTGTAAGAGTAGCTACACAAACAAGTACAATGAATTTAAAAAATGATTTTTGGACTAGCAGTACTGCAAGTGAAACAGAAATTAGACAAATTATGAATTCTTTATATACTAAGGTATTATCAGGATCTAATAAACAATCATTAAGTGAGTTACTGTTTGAATGTATTAATTATGTGTTTACTGAACAAACAAATATAGATTGGATTATGAAAACTAGTTATTTTGACGTTTTACAAAATGACAACAGTTTACAACAAAAAGTATCTTACAAACCAGATACGTTTGCGTTTGTAGAAAAATATGTAAATGAAGTAAAACCATATCACGGAAAGCTGTTAAACTTCTTATCTAAAAAATCAACAGCAACAGAACAAGCTGATGTTAATATGACAGAAAAATCAATTAACATGAGAACTGATTTAGTATTTGATAGAGTTTCTAAAAATATTGAAGTATTAAGTTCAGGAACTCAAGCACAACAACTTGAAGCATTAAAGAAAAGAACTTCTTTAACAACTGTACCTGACGCAAGTGCAATTGATAGAATTGCAAAATTCTATTTTGGATCGCAACTAGCATCTTTAATAACAACAAATCAAGATTCTGTTGATGCATTTATGAAACAATTACATAACATAGTTTCTCCATTTAATGATTTAGATCTTGATAGCACACCATTTACAATTGACGACTTAGGAAATAATATTGGTATTGACAAACATAGATATGATAATGATATTGGCTGGGACGCAGATGTACAACAAAAAGTTTATCGTTCTTTATTCCAAAGTAAAAACTCATGGAAGCCAGGTACAGCATATTCAACAAAAATTACTACAAATAGTTCAGGTGCAATCACATCAAACAGTTATGTAAGATATGATGATATATCACACTTTGCAACTTGGAGTGTGTCAAATACTTACGCAGTTGATGATCTAGTCAAATATAATAATAGACTTTACAAATGTAATGTTGCACATAAAAATCTTGCAAGTGAAACTGTTTTACAAAATAGCAGATGGGATTTAATTGAAGATTATGTATACTTCACAGCAAAAGATCATACAGCGTCAACAACATTTAAAACTGATTATGATGCTGGTAATTGGAGTTTAATTACAATTAATTTTGACGGTGCTGGTTTTGTTAGACCACAACATGAAGATCATCCACAAGAATTAATACCAACAAAAGTAAAAGAAACTTTGAGTATCACTGCAATCACATATGAACAAATGGATACTGATACAGCTGATATAGATAATGATGGTAATACTACAGAACAACATGGTTATGGTGATCAATATGCATTTAGAATTTTTTATGGTGCTGATGGTAGATCACTTTTTCAAAGACTACCAAAAGTTGCAGAAACTACATTAACTACAAACATTGGCACTAGTGTTTCATCAATAACAGTTACAAATGCTTCAGTGCTTTGGAACACATTAACCGTACCAGATCCAGATGATTCTAGCAGTTCAATTGGAACCATTGATTCAATTCCATCTGGTGTTGTTAATGAAAACAACCCAAGTAGAATTTGGATAGGCGCAGAGTTGATTGAATTTACTGGTATTAATGGCAATACACTAACAGGAATTAGAAGAGGCGTACTAGGTACTCCAATATATGCTCACACTACAACAGAAGCTGTAAGATCTGCTAGTGTACAGCATAATATTCCAAATGCATCTACATCAGCAAGATGGAGTGCGTTTGATCCTGTTGGTACAACAATTATTGACAAAACTGTACAATCAACGTGGGATGCTACTTCATGGGATAATGATGCGGCTCCATGGGATAAAGCAACACTCGATCCTAGTGAACAAGCTATATTCATTAGAGCAGGTAGTATCAGTAATTTCAACTTATATAATACAACTTACGCAAAACCAGGATACGCAAACCCACAATCTGGATTAACTGGATACTTTAGTGAAGAATAGGAATAAATATTGTTATGGCATTAGGAAATATTAAATTACGAGCAACATCAACAAATGTTACAACACAGATAAATGGCATATCAGCTATAAGTTCTGCTCAAGTAACAAATGCTCCGTTGACTCATGAACAAATAGATTTAAACTTCTTAGAATTAGCAAATTCTATAGTGAATTTGTCTTCTACAGAAGGAGTAACTCTTGCAAATCAAACAACAACTAATTTAGCAGAAGGTACAAATTTATATTATACCAATGCTAGAGTAGATGCTAGGGTGGCTAATATTGCAGTTGCAAACATTGGCGCAGACGCTGTTAAAGATACGCATATTGACTTTGGTACAAGTGGAGGTCAAGTATCAACAGCAGATATACCAGAACAAACAAATTTATATTACACAGATGCAAGAGTAGATACAAGAATTCAAAACACGTCAATTAATAGTTTAAGTGACGTCGTAGCAACATCACCAAGTAACGGAGATATAATAAAATATGTTTCTGCAAATTCAAGATTTGAATTACAAGCTGATGTTGACACTAATACAACAGATATTAGTGCTAACACAATTACTCAACTTTCAGATGTTAACACATCAGGCGTAACTACAAATTCAATTTTAAAATATAATGGTAGTGCATGGGTAGTTTCAACAGACACAGATACAACAGACTTATCATCTAATACCACATCTGATTTAAGTGAAGGAACAAATCTTTATTATACTGATACTAGAGCTGATGCAAGAATTACTACGGCAGGTTCGGCAAACTGGAACACTGCTTACAGTTGGGGTAATCATGCAAGTGCTGGTTACATAACATCAACTCTAAGTGCAAATGTTAATGCAGGAACTTATACTATTTCTAATTTAGGTAATGTTGTTGTTTCATCAAATGTTGATGCTAGAACATTCAATGCTAATGCAGATACATCAACACAAGTTTCAACATTTACAAGAGATCAAAATTCATCAGGAACTACAGTAAGAACAATGAATATCCGAGCACAATCAAGCACAGATATGGCAGATGGTTATGGTGGTTCATTAGGGTTTAAAATTAAAGATGATACTGCTGAAGAAGACATTGGATCAATCAGTGTTGCAAGAGATGGTGCAGATAACACAGGTAAGTTTGTATTAACATTGGTTAGTGCAGGTAGTTATAATGAAGTTTTATCAGTAAAAGCTGACGGGTCAAGTGCCTTCACTGGTGCTGTACAACTAGCAAGTATGACTACAACACAAAGAGATGCAATCAGTAGTCCTCAAGCAGGAATGATGATATTTAATACTACTGTTAATAAACATCAAGGTTATGATGGTAGTGCATGGAATGATTTCTATTAAACCAATGAAAAAGAGTAAAAAAGAATTAGTTGAGGTTAAATACTACTTTAATCTTGACAATAAATAGAAGTATAGGGTATAATATAGATATGCAAAAGACAGAAAAACCAGACGAAACAGGCACTGTAAAAGTTGAAGGTCATGTATTAATTACAGACAAACAGACTGGAGAAGTGCTTGTAGACAAGAAAAACGCAATACATCATGGAAACATGGCGTTTGTAATTGCGGCGGCTTTGTCACATCACACACTAAATGACTCAGGAATATATCACATGGGATTTGGTAATGGTGGTTCTGACGTGTTATCTACAGGTGCTATTAAGTATAAAAGCACCAACACTAGCTCAACTAAAGATAGTTCGGCTGATTTGTACAACAGAACATATAAAAAAGTTGTAGCAAAACCATCAGCAACAACATCTGTACAGAGCGGTGACCCAAGTAATAATATTGAAGTAATAGCATCAACAGGTGCTTATACGGATTTAAAAGTAAAATGCTTACTTGACTTTGGAGAACCCACTGGTCAAGATGCCACTGATAGTGCAACAACTGATACAAGTTACGTGTTTGATGAGCTTGGACTGTTTGCTTACTACCAAGACACTACAACTGGAACTATAGATATTGAACAAAGTTTAATGCTTTCTCATGTTATATTCCACCCAGTGCAAAAGAGTACAAACAGACAAATAGAGATTATCTACACAATTAGGGTGCAAATGCAGTAATGAAAATAAATATGTTAGGAGCAATACACAATGTCATACACAATTAATAACAGTAGAGGTTCTGTAGTAACAACAGTGACCCCGGGTACAACCCAGGTTGTTGGTGGCATTACCCTAATTGGTAAAAACTATACAGGATATGGTGAATTAATTGCTGAAGACTTGGTCAAGATGTTGGAAAATCAAGCCAACACAAGCAATCCAAACTCACCCTTGGAAGGCCAGTTATGGTATGACACTACAGAAAATAATTTAAAAGTATACGATACAAATTGGCAGAGACTACAAGTAACAGTAGGAACATCTGCACCATCATCACCACAAGCTGGCGAAATGTGGTTAGACACATCAGCAGGAGATGGTGTTTTTAAAGTTTACAACGCGACAGCAACAAAATTTGTTGCATCTGCAATGGCTTCATCAAAAACAAGAAGCACAGCAGTTACATTAAAAATTGGCGATAATTCATGGGCCACAACTGCAAGACAAAACGGCTTTACATCTAATTCAAATGCTGAAGTAGACGTAACGGCTGTTGTTGCAACAGACGGCGCTGGTAACAACGAAGTGGTAGCAGTATTTTCACCTGCATCATTTGATATCAGTAACCAAACAGCAAATATTGCCGATTCAAGCAAACTAGAATATGATATCTATAACAACTTCTCAGTAACTACAACTGGCGCAGGATCTCAATCCTTACAAGCTGGTTTAAATATTAGAGACGGTTTCTTAGATCCGGCGGCATCAGCTCCGTTGGCAGATGAGGCACTTGCTGTACAAGATAACAGTAACCCATCTACAAAATATAATAGTTCGCAAATTATGATTTTATCAAAATCTACAGCACAAGAGCATGTAGGTGATTTGAAACCATCAGCAAACAATTCAGTCAACTTAGGTGCAACTGATAAAAGATACTCAACAATTTACGGTGTATCAACATCAGCACAATACGGTGATATTGCAGAAAGATATCACGCAGACGCATCTATGGATCCAGGCACAGTTGTTGCTTTAGGAGGTGTTGAGGAAATTACTCGCACAGCCGAAAGAGCTGATGAAAACGTATTCGGAGTCATCTCCAGTAAACCAGCATTCAGAATGAATGATGTAGTACAAGATGATGTTGAATATCCTTTTGTTGCTTTTTCCGGAAGGGTTCCTTGTTTAGTTAAGGGTCCGGTAGCAAAAGGTGAAAGGTTGGTAAGCAGTGACATTCCAGGAGTTGCTGTCAGAGCCGACATAACGGACAGTTGGAAATCTATCATTGGTAGAGCTTTAACTGATAAAACTTCAGAAGAAGTCGAAAAAATAACTATTGCAATAGGAGTAAAATAAAATGGCTTATCAACAAGGTGATACAATTACCGCTAGTGATTACAACACACTAATCGGTAATATTAATACGATCATCGGTACTGGTAGCGGTAACTCGGGTTATGGCCTTTCTGAAATTTCTACTGTGGCCGCAGGAGCAACTATTACAGCGGCGCAATGGAATTCATTACTTTCTGGACTACAGAAGGGGGCTGGACACCAAGGTTCTACAGTAACGAATGCATCGAACACAGTTACAACAGGTGGTAATATTTTACCATTATCTAACTTAGAAGCAGACATTACAACAATAACAACTAACAAACTAACAGCGGCAGGTGCCAACTTGTCAACAGGCGTAGCAGGAGTATCTTCAACAAGAACAACTGCTTGGACTGGACAGGTAACACACCAATTTACAGTAAACTACGGATCACAGAATGCGGCTAGACATTTCTTCAACTCAGGTGGAAGAATTACTATGGCGTTTTCAAGATCAGGTGGTTCATCAACAGCACAAAATACATCATGGACAAACTTACTATCAGGTATAGGTACAGCATCGTTTGGTCACACAGACACTACTGCATCTGCAGGTGGTACTGCAATTGGTTTTCATGATTTAACAAGTTCTGATCAGACTATTTTATCAAGTGCAGTTGGATCTGGCGATTATGCGGCTAACGATCTATTAATCCAAGCTAATTCAGATGGAAGTGGTTTAGTAACATTTAAACTTTATTTTAATGACGACCACGTAGCAGAAACTGGTACTTACACAGGTGGCGGTTTAGGTAACTCTCCAAACGAAGGTCAAGGTTGGACTGGTACAGACTCAGTTGATGGTACTTTATCATCAACAATCACATTCACAAAAGCGGATAATGCCTCTTTTGTACAAGTGGCTTCACCAGTGTTTACAAACACATCAACATTATAATATTAGTTGTTGACATTTACAAGCCCTTCAGTTATAATTTAAGAATAATTGGAGGGCTTTTTTATGAGCAACGAAAGACTTGAAAACGCACTAGAATTTGCTAACTATAGGCAGACACTTGCTAATCAAAAAGCAAAACTGCAAGACCAATGTGAAGCACAATTAAATTTTGCTTACAATGGTGGAATGTTCTATATAACTGAATCATTAATTGGATTTGTAAATTCATATGTTTCAGATGGCAAAGATTCAATGTGCATTTTAGATTCAAATAAAACACCTATTGAAATTACAGATTTAAAAGACTTTCAAACAAAAATACAAACAAGATACTTTGAATCTGTAAATGAATATTTTAGAAGTTATCAAGAACTGTCTACAAAAAGAAAAGTTAAAGCAATAGTTGAGTAAAAGATGTCACGCGGTATACTGTTATTTGCACACAACAATAGACAAATAGATTATGGTAAAATAGCACTAGCTAATTCATGTTTGATTAAAAACAACATGAAGAACAACCATATCACTTTGATTACTGATACCGGTACAAAAGAATGGTTAGATAAATCTTATAGTAATGACATGTTATCAAAGTATATTGATAATATAGTAGTTACAAAAAGAAGACAATTAAATAATCCAAAAAGATTTTACGACACACGTTATACAAAAGTAAATGAAACTTTTTATAATATTAATAGAGATGAGTGTTATCAATTAACCCCATACGATGAAACTTTAGTAATTGATGTTGACTATCTTATTTGTAATAATTTATTAGACCAGTGTTGGAGTTTGGATTATGATTTACAAATAAATTCAGAATCAAGAGATTTATTTTCAGAAAGGTCTTTTGATGAGTTTAACTATATTTCAGATCAAGGTCCAAAATTTTATTGGGCAACTGCTTTTTTCTTTAGAAAAAATAAGGAAACTGAACTATTTTTTAATCTAATAAAAGATATCAAGATAAATTGGAATTATTATAAATTGTTATATAGTATTAATTCACAAACATATAGAAATGATTTTGCATTTTCTATAGCAGTTCATATGTTTAATGGCATGACAAATAGTAAATTTGTACCAAATCTGCCATTACCATTTTTACAACACATACATGGTATTGATGATCTAATTGACGTGCCTGACAAAAATAGTCTTTTATTTTTATTAGACAAGCCAAACGAACCAGGTAAGTATCTAGCATGTAAAACTAAAAATACAAACGTGCATGTTATGAATAAGTTTGCATTAAACAGGTTAGCAGATAAAATTATTGAGGTTCACAATGTCTAAAGGCTACTTTGCTATTGTACAAAATGGTACTCATGACTATGTAAGAATGGCTTATGCTCTTGCAATGAGCATTGCTTCAACACAAAAAAGTGTTAGAAAACTTTCAATAGCTATTGATAAAAACACAAAAATACCTGACAAATATAAAATAATGTTTGACAATATTATTGAGATTCCTTTTAATGATGACGCTGAACTTGAAAAATGGAAAGTGCATAATAAATGGAAATATTATCATATGACTCCATATGATGAAACTGTTGTACTTGATGCAGACATGTTGTTTACAAATGATGTTGGGCATTGGTGGAATAGTTTTGCAGATAGAAGTATAACAGCAACAACAGAAGTGTTTACATATCGTGGAGATAAAGTTAATGATAAACATTATCGTAACACATTTTTAACAAACAATTTACCAAACATATATTCAGCATTTTTTCACTTTAATAAAAATAGTGATTTGACTGAAGAATTTTTTAAGTTGGTTGAATATATTTTTAGAAATTATAATATTTTTAAAGAAGACTTTCTTAATCCTCCAAGACAAAATTGGATTAGTGCTGATGTAATATATGCTATGGCTATTAAAATTTTAAACATTGAAGATCAAACTATTATAAAAAATTTAAATTATCCAACATTTGTACACATGAAAACAAACGTACAAAACTGGCAAGCAAATTATTCTGAACATTGGAATAAACATATTGGAGTTTATTTCAATAACAACTGTGAATTAACTATAGGTAATTTTAAACAAACATTACCATTTCATTATCACACTAAAGATTTCTTAACTGATAATATGATTGTAAAACTGGAGAAAAAAATTGGAATCTAGATATATTGTATTTGATTTAGAAACTAGAGATATCAAAGGAATAATGAGAAATAAACCTTCAATATCTGAAAATTTTATTGAAGTTACCTATGATGAAGTTAAAGATTTTATTGATGGTAAATTAAATGTTGTTGATTTTTATATTGATAGAACTGCTGATGGACAGTTTCATATGACTAAAAAAACTATTAATATGTTAGTTAATTCAATTGACGAAAGATTATATTGGGTAAAATCAACAACAAATGCACCCGAACTTATTATTGAAAATCACAAAAAAGAACAGAATCTTGTAATTTATTTGAACAAAAAATTTAGAGAATATTTACTAGAAAAACATGAAATTAAATCAGATGTTCAATTAAATAACTTAAATATACAAGGAACATCATTGTTAGAATTTTTATTATGCTACAACGAAGATCCGCATAATAGAATATCATATGCAATGATTCCTTTAGTTCAATTACTAAAAAATGAAAAAGTAACTGTAAAATATGAAACAGAACACTATAACAATCATTGCATTTTTACTAGAAGAGTATATAATGACTACAAATATATAGAAATAGGTGAATAGAGTATGAATAAAATTGTTGACGTAACAGATATAGATATTTTTTATATTAGTTTTGATGAGCCAAATATGGAAGAAAATTGGGCTGATTTAAAATCAAAGTGTCCGTGGGCAAAAAGGACACACGGTGTTTATGGTTCTGATGCGGCACACAAGGCCTGTGCAGAAGCAAGTGATACAGAAAGATTTATTAGTGTTGATGGAGACAATATTGTAGACCCTGCTTTCTTTGATCAAATAATTAATTTTTCAGAAGCAGATGTAAATTTAGAAAATTCAGTAATTAGTTGGTGTGGCAAAAATTCAATTAATGGATTGGTATACGGTAATGGTGGAATTAAATGTTGGCCTGTTGAGTATGTTAAAAATATGAAAACACATGAGATAGCTGAGGACGAAGGATCGCAAGTTGACTTTTGTTGGGATTTAAATTATATACAGATGAACGATGCTTATAGTTTAGTTGTTAATAATGATACTCCTTATCAAGCCTATAGAGCTGGATTTAGAGAAGGTGTTAAGATGTCTCTAGACAGAGGTTATAAAGTTGATCCAGACAATTTTGAAAAAAGTTTACACAATAAAAACTTTCATAGATTACTAACATGGATGAATGTTGGTGAAGATGTACAAAATGGTTTGTGGGCAATTTACGGTGCAAGACTAGGTTGTTACCTTACTAACTTAGATACAAATTTTGATTTTGTAAATGTAAGAGATTTTAAATGGCATACAGAATATTTTGAAAATGAAGTAATGCCACAGTTTGTTGGCGAAACTGATTTTTGTCCTAAGATGAAATATAATTGGGATCTTAATAAACTTAAATTAGCGTCAACAGAATTAGGAAAAACATTAAAGAAAAAACTTAATATTGATGTTTCAGAGATGGATGCTACAGCATCTAAATTTTTTAAGAAAGTATATTGGAACCCACCAAGAATGGGTAATCTAGTTACTGAAAAAGACTCTGAAGGAAGGATAATGTACAAAACTATATGACAAAAGATAATCAATTAGTAATAGCTTCTGATCACAGAGGTATGAAACTTAAAGATTTTATTACTCAATGGGTAACACCATTAGATGATAATTTTGCAACAAGATATGATATATCTGTTTTTATGGATGAAGGAGTTTATGATGACAACAAGAAAGTAGATTATCCAGATGTTGTTAAAGGTATTGCAGAAACAATGGAATATCATACACATGGAATATTAGTTTGTGGTTCAGGATATGGAGTTTGTATTGCGGCAAATAGATTTAAACATATTAGAGCGGCAACATGTAGAACAGTACAAGAAGTAGAGATGGCTCGTAAGCATAATAATATAAATGTGTTATGTTTAGGTGCTGACTTTACGTCACAAAATAAAGTAAAGAGAATGATTAAGGCTTTTTTTGAGACAAAGTTTGAAGGCGGTAGACATTTAACTAGAGTAAAAAAGTTAAGCAATTTAGGAGATTAAAAATGCAATCAAATTACGATAAGTGTTTAGAAACAATTCTACATCATGAAGGTGGTTATGTTAATCACCCTAAAGATCCAGGTGGCGAAACCAATCTTGGAGTAACAAAAAGAGTTTATGAAGAATGGGCTATGAAAAATGATTTGCATCAAAAAGATATGAAAGATTTAACTGTTGATGATGTTGCACCAATTTATAAAAAAAATTATTGGGATAGAATAAAAGGAGATGACTTGCCAAGCGGTTTAGATTTATGTATGTTTGACTTTGGTGTAAATGCTGGAACAGGCAGAGCCGCAAGAATGATTCAAACTATGATAGGCACAGTTGCAGATGGAGGCATTGGCCCTAATACTTTAAGAGCATTAGCTAATTATGAAGAAGAAGTTGGTGGCGTTGCTGAGGTTGTAAAAGACTATCAAAAACAAAGACAAAAATATTACGAATCTCTGTCTACCTTTGAAACTTTTGGAAAGGGTTGGACTAGAAGAGTTAACGAAACAACGGAACTTGCTCTTAAACTAATCTAACATCGACGTGTAAATGACTGATGAAGTTATTAAAATTAAAAAAACTAGAGATGAACTTAACAAAGTTTCTCCAAGTTTTTGTTTAGCAAAATGGTATCAAAGTACTCTACATCTTCAGTATGGACATACTCATAGCTGTCATCACCCAAGAACACATCAAGTTCCAATAGACGAATTAAAAACTAATCCATCAGCTTTACACAATACAGAATATAAAAAGTCACAAAGACAATTAATGTTGAAAGGTGTACGTCCACCTGAATGCCAATATTGTTGGAACGTAGAAGATCTTGGTCCAGAGCATTACAGCGACAGAAGTTCTAAGTCACACGAGCCATGGGCCAAACCTTTACTTAATTCAACAGCTAAAATGGATGGCAGTGAAAATGTTAATCCAACATATTTAGAAGTTAGTTTTTCAAATGTTTGCAATCTTAAATGTAGTTATTGTAGTCCTGCATATAGCAGTTCATGGATGGAAGAAATACAATCGCAAGGTGCTTATCCAACTAGTGATCAATTTAATAACTTGCATTGGCTTAAAAGTCAAGGCAAGATGCCAATACCTCACAGAGAAGAAAATCCTTATGTAGATGCATTTTGGAAATGGTGGCCTGACTTATATAAAACTTTAAAAGTTTTTAGAATCACAGGAGGTGAACCTTTACTTTCAAAAGACACTTTTAAAGTTTTAGATTACATTAACAAAAATCCAAGACCAGAATTAGAATTAGCTATCAATTCAAATGGTTGTGTTCCTGATAAACTTTTTAATCAATATATTGAAAAAATGAAACGTATTACTTTAGATGAAAAAATTGGTTTAACCAGGTTATACACATCTGTTGATACATATGGACAACAAGCTGAATATATTAGAGATGGCTTAAACTTTAATCAATGGTACGACAACATTTGTAGAGTGCTTGAAGAACTACCATTAACTAAAATTACTGTTATGTGTACAACTGGCTTATTGAGTTTACCAAATTTACATAAATTATTAGAGCTAATAGCACCACTTAAAACACAGTTTTATAGCGATTTTCGTCGTGTGCCAATAACAATAGATACTGCTATACTAAGACATCCTTCTTATCTAAGTGCTGTTGTAGGACCTACAAACTATTCTACAATGCTTAATAAAGCAATAAACGTAATGAACATAAATGCTGAAACACATAACAACCCATATAAAGGATTTTTTGATTTTGAAATAGCTAAATTAAAAAGGTTTCAAGAGTATGTAGCCGCTGGACCAAATCCAGGAGAACGGTTAAATATACAACAAGTAAGAAAAGATTTTGTATCTTACATAGACGAATATGATAAAAGAAGAAACAAGAATTTTTGTAAAACATTTCCAGAACTCGAAGAGTTTTATCTACAACAAAAGTGAGAGGATATAATATGAATAAAAAAGAAGGATATACCGAATATGGTTACCGTGGTCTTGAAGAAGTAAAAGTATTACAAGAAAAGGTTAAGCAATTACAGAAAGAAAACAAAGAATTAAAGAAAAATTTAAAAATTGTAGAAAATAATTTAGAGATAAGAATTAGGGGTTGCTAATAAACTTATAGAAAAAATGTCAATTAGTAAAAATAAAAACGAATCATATCAACAATGGCGAGACAGAACCATTGATAAAATATCTCCAAGTTTCTGTGGAGCAAAATGGTATAATGCTACTATATGGTTAAATTCTGGATCTACTGCAAGTTGTCATCACCCACCTGCACATAAGATACCTGTTGAAGAAGTTGAAAAAAATTTTAAAGCCATACACAATACAAAATATAAGAAAATGGTTCGTAAACAAATGCTTGATGGCGAAAGACCTAAGGAGTGTGATTACTGTTGGAAAGTTGAAGACTTAGGTAAAAACTATGTATCAGATAGAACTTATAAAAGTGTTATCTACAAAGAAGAAGATTTAAAGTCATGCAAAACAAAATATAGCTACACAGATGACGTTCCTTTAAAAACTTTAGAAATTGCTTTTGATGCCAACTGTAATTTTGCGTGTAGTTATTGTAATGCAAGTTTTTCTACACAATGGCAAAACGATATTAAAAAAAATGGTTCTTATCAAAATTTAGTATCAGATGGTGCTCGAGCATTTCAACAAGATGGATCTTGGGCAATGAAGTATGGTAAAAAGAACGAAGGCAATCCATACATAGATGCTTTCTTTAAATGGTGGGACGATGAACTAAAAGATACATTAGAAGAACTAAGAGTTACAGGTGGCGAAGCAACTATGTCACAAGATTTTTGGAGATTAATTGATTGGTGGAAAAGTAATCCAGATTGTAATGTAAGATTTAGTGTAAATTCAAATTTAGGTGCAAAACCAGAGTTAATGAAAAAACTTGTTGATGCTACACACAGTTTCAAACAATTTGATTTATATACTTCAAATGAAGCATTTGGTTCACATGCTGAGTATATTAGAGATGGTATGGATTGGGAAACATGGTTAAAAAATATTCATATGTTTTTAAATGAAGGTAATGTACGTGAATTTCATATGATGATGACTATACCTGCTTTAGCATTATTTTCAATGCCAGAGTTTATGGACGAAATGGTAAAACTTAAAGAACAATATGGAAAACATTTTCCTACAATGAGTTTTAATATCTTAAGATTTCCTAGTTTTCAAAGCATTGTTACATTACCAGAACACATAAGAAATGAACGTGCAGATGCACTAGAGCAATGGGTAGAAAAAAATAAAGAAAACCCATTAATACATGATATGGAGATTGATGGAATTAACAGATTAATTGAATATACAAGAGTGGTTAAAACTGGACATGCACACACATCAAGCGAAGTATCAAGACATAGAGATTTTAAAACTTTTTATGTGCAGTATGATTTAAGAAGAAACAAAAACTTTTTAGAAACTTTCAAACACACTGACTTACAAAAATGGTTTGTTAGCATTCCAGAAACAGAAATAAAGCCTGTTGGTTTATTTGATGGTGATGCAACAAAAGGAGCTTTACATAAACAAGAACTAGAAGAAAGAGCCAAGAAGGAGGGATGGATATTAAAACCTCAAGGTGCAAATCCTGGCTCTCAGGAATATAAGGAGAATTAATGCTCAATGAAAAAGTTAGCTATATGTGGTTGTTCTTTTGCTAGTGATTTTAATAGCCATAGTCCAGATCATGGTTGTGACTTTAACAATGAACAATTATGGAGCCACAGACTGCATAAAGAATTAGGATTCAATGAATATAAAGTTTTTGGTGCACCTGGCTCTTCAATGTTTAAAATATTTTTACAAGTTGAAGAAGCCCTTGAAAAAAATTATAGTCATATACTGATACTACTAACTTCACC